ACAGTATGTCCATCAGGAATGGGCATACACTTTTTCTCAGTGTTACAATAGTAGTATCCTTTTTTACAGGATTTCATCATTCTGCAGTTTTTGTATCATTATTATTTAGAAAACCTTTCTTTAGCATTTTTGAAAGTTCTGTTGTTGATCCTACAAATAAAGCATTATTAGTAACATTTCCTTGTGCTTTTGCACCCTCTTCATCTAATTCTTTAACCTTCTTTTGAAGATCCATTAGTTTATCAGTGCTATCTGCGACACTTTTAATTAATTGACCTGCAACTTCATAAGCTCTTGGACTCGCAGTTTCACTTGCAACTTCCATTATTCCGTTAATTGCTTCTTGACCTTTTTCAATTAGAGAGTATAAATTACCCCTTGTGTAACTATAATCTTTTTTAATATCATCTTTTTTTAAAACTACATTCGGTAGTTCTGGTTTATCATTGTCTTTTTTAACAATAGATGTTTCCACATTTAAAGATTTTTCAATATCATCAAAGTTTGTGTTCATGAGTCTGTCCTTGTAGCAGGATTAAATTGCAATGAATCTGTAAATATACTGGATACTTCATTAAATCCAAAATCATCTCCAGCTTCAACTAAAGCATCGTCTGCTGTAGTTAATTTATTAACTTTACTATTTTCAAGATGTTCTGCTTTAATTGTTTTACTAAATCCTCTCTTTACAACTAAGGTTGTTGCATCCGGTTTTTCTTTAATTTGCATCACCTCACTATCAATTACAATTCGATCTTTTACATCAAAATTTGAAGTATCTGTAACATTAATTCTGACTTGAGAAACTGAAATATCAAATGTTAATGTAGCAGTATTATCATTATCGTAATCTTTATTTGCTTGAGGAGTCACAACATATCTTAATTCTCTTCTTGCATTCTCTCTGTCCATAGTTGTATGATAATCCAACTGAACTTTTTTGATAATTCCCTCTGGAGTATCTGCAACAGGGCCAAATAGATAAGTTTTTGCAGTGAAATTGAGAGTATATATCAATGCTCTTCGTGTTGCAAAATCTCCTTCATAATCATCTTGGAATGATATGTTATCTAATACAACACTAATATCTCTCTTCTCACCAATCACACTTACTAAATCAACGGTAAGATTGAATGCTGGTTGAAAGTATGGAAGTATCTGTTCAATAATTTGAAGACCATCATCATTTAATTTAACTAATACGTTTAGTTCAAATCCCACATTATATGGCACAGGCATGAATACCTTTCTTAGTTTGTTATTATTATCTGCTGCTTTAAATGTTTGAGTTATACCTGCCTTTCTTGTAGCATCATACGTAATGTTTGTCATTTCAAATGACATTCTTGGTAAGGTTATCTGAATTGCTTTATTCAACTCAGGTTGTTGCTCAATTCTTGCTAAAAACTTTTGCATTGGCCCATATGCCAAAGCAACTTTCATGTCACTTATCTCTTTCCCTGCTTGATCTTTATGTCGAATATGAATATCATTAAACAGCGTACCAAATGCAATAACTGTTTTTCTAAGTATTTCGTGATAGTAATATGTTCCTAACATTAGAATGTACCAAATGGATTAGACTCCGCAAAATCAATGATTGCATCTGCCTCAGTTTCAAACTCGTCGTTATCACTGTAACTATCATATATATCTCTCGTATCATGTGCCTTCACATTATAAATCACTAATTGAGTTGTCCCTGTACCTACTGTTATAAGTTGAGTTCCTATTCCAGCACTAGTATTAAGAGATGGTCTACTCATGAGAATATTACCATTTAAGTCTGGTGGAATGGGAGCTTCTAATGCTAACACGGTTGTTCCAGCTGATATAACACCATCTATCGCAGACATTGCAGCACCAACAGCAATACCAGATGTATCAACACCTACAATTCTTGTGCTATTCACACCACAAGTTCCTGATTGGAATTTAGTTCCAACAAATATAATCGTGGTGCTACGAATCTCTTCACCGGGTAAGAATCCTAAAGTTGTAGTTCCGATACCAACATTAGATACTTTGAGAACTTTAGTATCTGAATCCCATTCTTTAACTCTTGCTTGTGTTCCTGAAGTTTGACCAGTAATAATATCATTAAGTTCAAAATTACCACGACCCGTAATAATATCTGGTGGGCCTATTGTAACAGTTGGTGCTGATGTGTATCCTTGACCGGGATCTTTGATTCTTATTGATTGCAATTCACCATTACTTACATCTATCACTGGTACACCTATCGCAGTTGTTCCCGATCCGGGGCCTGCAATAGTTACTGTAGGTGGTGTTACATAACCTGCTCCATCACCTGTAACTGCAAACTGAATTACACCTTTTTGAGTTTTTTCAATCGTACATGTTGCAATCGCACCACTTCCTCCACCACCGACAATATTAATATTAGGTGGTTGTGTATATCCAGCACCAGCATTTGTTAATAGAAGTTCTTTAACAGACTGTACACCACCAACACTGGTCGTTATAGCAACTGCAGATGCATTTACACCTTGTACATGTCTAGAAGTTGATATAAAGACTGTGGGAGTTGATGTATAACCATTTCCATCGTTGAGGACTGTTAATGATCTAATATATCCTGTAGGGGTTATTGAGGGTGCTATCACAGCAGATGCAAGTGCAGTGGTTCCTGATCCTACTAATTCAAGTGTGGTAATAAATCCTTCATCCTGAACTTGAGTGTCAATTTCATCAATCGATGTATCGATAATTTCATCTTCATATTCAAAGAGTTCACACTGCAATTCGTAAACATAATTTTTTTGAAGTTGATAAAAGGGTTTTTCATGCTCCACGAATTTAACTTCAAATAATCTTTGTCCTAATGGAAAATATATTAAATCACCCTCTCTTGGCCTTGATCCTAATTCAAAATCTGATGCATCTAAAAATGGTGCAATAAAATCTTCAAATCTTTCTTTTGATATTGTAACTGTCAATTCATCTCTTAAACTAACACCAAATTTTGTCATTACATCACCAGCACCAGAATATCCCTCATAGGTATTCACATATGCTTCAAGTAAAAAATTATCTTCAAATCTTGATGATTGTACTTCTTCTATAATTGATTGTTTATTTACAAATTTTCTAGGAATATAAGTAACCTCTACCCCATAAATTTGCACCTGCTCATTTATGAGATCTTGAATTAATCTCTGTTCACCTTGAGATCCTTGTAGAAAAAACGGATTTAATGGCATACATCTATCCTATAAAATCAAGAGGTGGTAATTCGTATTCTTCTCTTAATTTAGTTAAAGCAAACTCTAATTCTCTTTGGCCGTCATCATATATTTCTCTACCATTTAATTCCAATCCACCGGGAAGTTTAACTCCTCTAAATTTAATTAAGTTTTGTCCCCATTGTCTTTTCATCAATGCAGTCAAATACATTTTTAAGAACATATCATTGTATATTTTTGTGTAATCATTTGGATCTAAAACTCTTAAACAATCAATCACTATAAAATCACCCTCTCTTAAAGAGTTGTAATCCATATCAAGATATAAACGTCCTTGTTTTTTATTAAATCTTATTTGCCTCTCAGGTGTTAGTAAATAATCTATATCCTCTAAGTAACTCTTAACCATTGAATACTGTAGAAGTTCAACTGAGTTAAAATAATACAAATCATTTAGAAACAACTGATATTTGATACTAAACATCCCACCAGATATTGAACTGGAATCAAATTTAAATATTTTTTCTACACCAATAATTGAATCTGGAACTTGAATAAAGTTTGAGTTTTCTGTAAATTGTGTTGTTGTGGTAACTCCAGCTTGTTGTGTTTGTCCTATTGTTGATATACCACTTGAACTTACAAGACCTTGTTGATTACTAGATCCCGGTGTTGCTTTTCCTCTATCAATTTCTGTTTGAGTAAATTCATGTTTTAAATACATCTCCTCAATACCATCAAAATGCCTCTCACTGAACATTTGAAGAGCATCATCCACTAAATCCTCTATTTGTTCGTCAGCAAGATTTATCTCCAATACAGGGGCACCTAACCTCCTTAGACAGTATTCGATTAGATGTTCTCTACTAGCTGGTTTTGAGTAGTTTATTGACATTACTCTGCTTCAACCTCTGATGCTAAGTTTTCGTATTTTTCTTGCCATTCAAGTGCCTGTTGGGCTAACTTTGTCTTCTCATCATTAAAGTCAGTTAATACTGTAGTCAGTTTTGCTTCCAAAAGTATATTTTGGTTTGTTAATGTAGCAATTTTTTGATTATAAAGTTTAATCAAAGTGTTCACATCAACATCATTATTTTGCATGTTCATTTTTTAATTTAGAAAGTTCCCCCGTCTATGGTCGTTGTCCAGACAGGTTTATTTGTGTAATTTACCACCACTGCACTAGGTGTGACAGATGTGGTTGCACCATTTTTTGCAATATCTGCAGATGTACCAAATGTGCCAGTAACACCAATCAAAACAACTGTTGTTGAGTTTGATGTGCTCTTCACAACACCTTGTTGTGTTCCACCAGCCTGAGTGATTAAATCACCAGCAGTTACGGAAACTGCACTAGGTAATGTAAGTGTGACTTCAGTTACTGCAGTTAATAACTGAGTTGAAGTAAATGTTGCAGCACTTGGTGCTGTTGTGGAAGTCTGTAAACCTGCATTGGTAAAGTATACTATACCATGAGTTGCAAAGTCTCCTGACTGATAGTAGATACCTTTGATATCAAGATATCCTTTTGTACCTGAAATAACTTCAGCAGTGTTAGTAGCATCAGGAACGTATGTCCACTTTCTACTACCATCGGTATCAGCAAGGGCACTATCATCCATTCCAAAGAATCCAAGTTTGTTATTACCTACACCTGAACTTATATTATAGTTGAATGAAATACCACGGTCAGTATTAGTGTCCTTCGCGTGTGTAATGGTTAACTGAGTTGATGTTGATATTCCAGCAGTGACGTTTGCACTTAATGTTACTACTTTTGTGCCTGAGTTGATTGCAGAAATTGTTGTATTATTGGGAATACTTGTTCCAGCAATAACATCAGAAACCTGTAATCCAGTAACAGAGTCAACTGTGATAGTATTTGTTCCACTTGAAACAGTGGCCATAACAGTTCTCTTACTGGTTACATCACCAACCTTCATGATGGCATCGTTAACTGTTACAGTAGTAGAGTTAACATTAGTTGTTGTACCATCAACTTGTAAGTTACCTTTGATGATAACATCACCTTCATTACTTAATCCACTTGGGAATGGATCAATGAAGATTTGATTACCACCACCAGTTAAACTCTCAATTCTATTTGATGAAATACCAATATTACCAATGGTAATTGCTTGACCCGGTGGAATTATAACACCACCAGAAAATGTGGATAATCCAGTTACATTTAAATTACCACCAACATTTAGATTTTTTTCTACACCAAGTCCACCCTCAGTGATTACTGAACCTGTATCTTTACTATTTGACTGAGTTGTTATATTAAATCTTACGTCTGAACCGGCAAATGTCAGTTGATCTGCACCATTTTCATCATACTCAATGGTTGCATCGGGTGCAGATGCACCATCAGCACCACCACCAAATCCAAGTTTGGTGTCATCTGGGATCATTACATCACCAGCTCCGTTTGGATCAAATATTATATCTTTATCTGTTGTCTGTGATGATAAAGTATTACCATCTATTCTTAAGTCATCTACATTCCATTGATCTACTTTTCGGTTTTGATCTAGTATTGCTACAAAACCATTTGCTGCACTCGCTGCGTTAGTGACACCAGCAACTGAACCAGCTGTGTGTGCCATCAGGTCGGTGTAATATTTACCTCCAACTATGTCAACATTAGTGCTATCATCACCAACAAAGAGTCTTTCACCTCTGTTCGCTTGGGTTCCAGCACCAATCGTTAATGCTAATTCACCGAAGTTTAGACCCGACGGAGCACTCGCACCAGTCGATCTTTTTACTCGTATAATACTTGCCATTTAGAAGTTTCCTCCGTTGATATCCAAATTTTGTGCTGATCCGGGTGTGAGTTCCATAACTCCTGTCCACTTTTGAGTAGTGCTATTGTATACTAAAACCATTCCATTTTGAGGGTTAGTGATTGAAACATCACCTAAACCTGCTAAAGTTCCACTAACATTTCCTGCCAAAGACGAAACGACTTTAACAGCATTCTGCGAACCAACTCTGACTTTGATAGTGTCACTCATACTTCATCGTCCCTAGTTGTTGCTTGTCGAACTAAAACAGATCCCTCAACCACTCTTGTCACTTCACCGGCCTTTGTAACATTCACATCATACTGATATCGTCCGGGTTTAATTACTGTGGTTTGTCCACTTGTTAACTGCAACTGAATCACACCATTTTGCGGATCTTGCACTGAGCATGTGAAAGTAGCAGCAGCTGCCACACTGCTTCTGTGCTTTCTCATTTTTGATGCAACAGTGAATCCTGTTAACTCTAGGGCAGAATTAGATGTTACATTTTCTAATTCAAACTTCTGAGTGAAAGTAGCCCCACAGTTAATTACAAGGTTGCTGACATATATCGCTGCCATTAATAATATTGAGATCTATGATTTATTTATATTTGATTTTTCTTGCAATTCAAATATTGCTCTTTTGATTTCATCCAATTCAGATCTTAATCGGTCAATCTCTGATTTTTGAGATAGGTTACGATGTTTAGATCTTTTATATTGAGCATATCCAGCAGTATCACAGTTAATGATTGCACCAGATTTTTCATCTCTAAAGAGATTTTTATGACCTTCGACTCTAATCATGCTAGTGATATAACTCTAAGATCCTTAAATTTAGGTGCCTCTGCCTCATTTGTTCCACTAATATCAATCTTTATCTGGAATCCACTAAATTCAGCGAGATCATCGATAGAGAATTGATATTCAATAAACTCACCATCAACACTAGCTGGTGTTAGTGCATCTGGTTTACCGGTATTTTTCGATGCATCTACGACTAAATCACCGAATCCATCACCATCAGTATCAGTAAGATTATCAAAACCGGGGAATAAATTGAATGATTGATCTACACCCTCAGAGTCTTGTCTGAATAATTTGTATAGAACACGGAAGTCAGCAGAGTTTCTACGATCAGAACTTACAAGAACTTTCAATGATGTAGCAGGTTGTTTTAAATCTACACGATTAGAGATATAAACTGCTGCATGTGGATCATTATTTAATTTAATTTTATCATCATTTACATAATCAGTCACAGGTTTATTCAATCTATTTCTGATATAGATTACTGTTCCATTCATGGTATCCACTGCAGGAGAGAGATTTTCATTCTCTGTGGTGAATCTCATTGATAATGTGCTTGTTCTATTCTTAGGTAAACCACTAACTCTAACTGCCTCATTTTGAGAGGATGCAACCAATCTTGTGGTTGTTAGTGGATTTATCTTATTCAACTCAATATCTTCATAACCTTGATCTAAGAATGAAACTTCATTACCTCCAGCACTTGTTCCACTTATAGACCTTAATTGAGAACTTATTTTAGTTCTTCCGGGTTGTAATGTATTAAATACTGGATAAACAGAGTTGTACTGAATATTTTTAGATGCATGTATGTCTGCACCACCACCTGATCTTTCATCAGTGAAACTAGCTTGACTATCACCAGATGATCTATCTTGTAAACTTGGTCTACCTGCACCTCTTGGTATTTCAAGATAATAATTATCAATATCTTTTTTAGACTGAAGTAAGTCTGTATTAGGCATGTTATGCACGGTATTAATACCTGTTAATGATAATCCATTAAATTCATACTTACGTGCTAAACTATTCACTGGATGATTTATAATTAATGATCCATCAACACCTCTCTCTGATATTCCAAGTCCCACATTAGAAATAGAGTCATAGAATATAATCTCATTGTTTATCTTAACATAACCAGTTGATGTGGTTATACCTTCAAATGTTGCAAACTCACTTGTATTTGCTGCACCAACAATTATTGTTGAATCTTGCAAACCAACTTCTGCTTCAATTTTTACAGGTAATGTTGTTGGTTCTACATTTGACAATTCAACTATATTATTATCAGCACTCATTCCATGATTATAATGAGTAACTTCAAGAACATTTCCAGTATGCAAGTTATCTAAAACTGCTGATGTTGTAATATTTGTATTTGCATAAGCGACTGCGGTTCCAGAATCGTTGTAAACAACTAAGTCTTGACCTGCTGTAAATGCTTCACCCTGCACATTTGTAAGATACAAAGTATCAGTTCCTGTTACTGTTGAAACAGTAATCTGAGCACCACCACCTTTCACCATGTTTGACGTTGTTAATCCAACTATATCTCCAACTGCATATCCACCACCAGCAGCACTAATACTATTAATAGCATTTACGACACCACTAGAAATAGTAACCGTTGCTGTGGCACCAGAACCATTACCTGTTATTGCAAATAGAGGAACATTAGTGTATTGTCCATTTGAATACCCAATACCTGTATTTGTTATAGCAGTAGCATTAATTGGGCCACCCACTGACTCAATAAAACCGATTGGGCCAGGTTGAGTTCCTTCACTAACCTTTCTACCACTAGTCAATGATTGAGCAGCAGGAATAGATCCTGTAATGTTATTAACACCAACTCTTAATTTACGTGGTAGTGCTTTTACACCATTTGCAGACAAGTTAGGAACTTGATCACTTTCATAATCGATTGAGGGATTATAGAAGAATGCTGTTGCATCTGTTGTGGTGAACTTTGCCTTATATAATTTAATTTTCATATCTTCAAACTGGCTTGGAGTCCAGATTGAACCGTTTTGAGATTTAAATAAACTACCTCCAATGTATTGTTGAGATATTACTACACTCTCGGAATCAGGTAAAGATTGAGTAGCAACTGTTGCTTCTCCCATTCTTGCTATCCATGCTTCATAGTTATTAGTTGTAGGTGCCAAAAGAACAACGCAGTATTGTGTTCCAGGCTCAAGGAATAATGGTGATGGGAATTTTACATTTGTAGCAACAGATGCATCTTCAGAAACATTAACTTGTGTTGGATCAAGAACAACTTGAGCAAAGTTTTGTGTTAATATAGATGTTGGAGTACCCAACTCCATAGTTCTTATCTGAACTGTCAATTGTTCTTTGGCATCTTTCTTTCTCATAAAGATATCAATTGATGTCAAGTATGCACCATTTTCATCCACTGTAAATGATTGTGCAAGAGGGTCGTCATCAAACGCTGGCATTTGATGAAATACATTTGTGATATTAATAATTACAGGAATTGGAGGTGGTGGTAGTTCTCTAATACCTATCGTTGTTTGAGATAAAGTATCTACGATACCACTTGAACTGTAAGTTGTTTGAACACTACTTACTGCTGCTGATCCGGGTATTGTAGTCTCATTAGTTTCACTTGATGTTAATTTAAATGTATTATCACCATTTGTAAAACGTAGTGGTGGTAATGGATTTGTTAATGGATCACGAATAAAGAATGATCCTCTTACATCGCCAGCCCTATCAGTAATTAATCTTATATCTGATACTCTTCCAATCGCACCGCTAGTTTCACCAACGAATGTAGCATTATTATTAATACGTCCAAAATATCTACCTTGTGCCTCTTCTCTTAATGATTCAATATCAATATTAAGAATGGTTGATGATGATGAGTATGTAGTTGGTATTGTGACTGATGGATTATAAGGATTATTTACATATACATTAGTTGGTGCTGTAAATGGCCCTATCTTATGATTTGGTTGTGCTAGTCTAAAACGACCAATTCTAGTTGGCCCAAAATCACCGGATGCATTTCTACTTACAAATACTTGTACATTTTCTCCGATTGTGAAAACACCAGAGAGCATGTTAACTTCTACAAGTTTTGGAATCACATCAATTCCGCTTTGACTATCAAAGAATGGATAATACCTAGTATTTGGTTTTAATGTGGTTGCTTCAAATCCCACATTTCGAGATCTAACATGAACTTCAGGTTCACTACTTACAAGAACTTGTGCTGCAAAACTATCTGCAGGATCACCAAATAATGTTCGATTACCATTATCTAATACAACATTTCTTGTCCATATATCATTACTAGGATTAATAACTAAATTACCACGGAATGAAACCACGTTAAATGGGTTTACATTTTCAACTCTCGATGCTAATGGTTGATCAAGAAGAGTTGTTTCTTCATAATCTAATGTTAGTATATCACCAGTTTTCCTAATACCAGAGTCTAGTAAGTTAAGATTTGCAGAAAAATCAGCAGTTGTAGAATCTATAGATGGATCGAGTGCTAGTTCAGGTTTTAATGCATAAAAATCAGTTGGAGTTATTAAATTTTGATTTTCTAAATCAATATCAACCTTACAATCAGGATTATTGATGTCTAATAAAGAATTATCTTTGAAATCATCTACAAAGAAACCAGTTTTAAATCTTGCTAATCCATCAGCATCTTGAACTTGGAAGGTTTTAGTATCTAATTCAAGTAGACTTAATGAGGTAACTGTCTCTAAATTTTCAACTCTATCCTCTATTTTTCCAATATCTCTCATTGTGTATCTACGATTATCTTTCACAATAATCTCGGCATCTTTTGGATCATACAGATATGCTGGCATTTTAACTGTAGCCACTGTCATACCTAACTCAATATCCTCTGGAGCTATCGGATTTTTTGAAGACACTCCTTTAACCACAACAAATTCACCAGCAGTATACCGATTATTTTGATTAAATGAAGGACTGAATGATGGATCTAAAACAATTTTATCAGTTCTAGGAAGATAATGACTAATTCCAATAATTGAACTTTCATTTGGAGATGGAACTAATGTTGGATTGGTACCAGCAGTTGAGAAGTTTCGACTTTCAAAATCAAATGGTGATTTATTAGTAGCAGTAAAATCAGCAACTCTAGGTCTAAAGTCTAAAGTATCTGTTGCTCTGATTCCACCCTCAAGAATTGGAATATCTTTACTAAATCTCTCTTCATCATAAGATCCAACTGCAAATACGTCACCCTTATCATTAGAAGGAACTATGTATCTGTTTATGTATATTTTCAATCTTCTATTTGGGATTCTTACATTATCTTTTCTAACTAATCTTGAGTAATCTGAGAATCCGTTTCTATGACCTTTATCTAAAGTATAATTTGATGTAATATTTAGATATGATCCTGCGGTGATATTTTGTAAGTTGGTTGTGATATTTGATTCTTCAAATGTGACTGTTTCGCCAATTTGAAAATCTTGTTGAGTTAAATATGCTATTTCAACCGTGGTAGCATTAATCGGAGCAGTTATTTGAGCTATCGCACCACTTTGAGATCCTATTATTTTTTCTCCTAAGATTGAAACAGTGTTTAATGAAAGGCCGCTTACAAATACTAACCTATCTAATACTGGATCAGAATTTGTTAATGATTCAAATACACCTACGACATCAACAACATCAGCTGTATTTAAAGAAATAACTTTATCATCCACACGAAGTCCAAAGAAATCATTTTGAGTTAAACCATTTGCAGTTGATATACCTGAAATACATTTATTTACAAGTACGGGTTGACTTCGATCAAATGTTTTTTGTTTCGTGCTGATTGAAACTTTTTTAACAGTTGCATTTACAACCACATTTGATTGACTTGCTGTTAATCCTGTTATTGTTACAGTTGATGCGTTATTTGATAAAGTAAATTGATCTGATGATATAGATTCAATATTTCCATTTGAAAGATGCACTGAATATCTGTCATTATCAAATGTTTCAAATAAAGCACTTGTAATACCTACTAAATTGGAAAGATTAAATGACAATAAACCGTTTGCATCAGTGGTTTCACCAGTAATTTGAGTTTTAATTGTAATTTCAGAATTAGTTAAATCAACATCAGATATATTTTTTTCCTGTAATTGTGCAAACAATCCAGTGTCTTCATTCTTAACTGCAGGTTTACCAACAAAAATACCAGTTGGAGTTATATTTTGCAGTACAGTTCCTACACAAACTCCAGATATGGTGCCACCACCACTTACTGCTGCTAATGTTACTGATTTCAAATCAGTAGAAATAGCAGATACACGATTAAATCTAGGAGATGCGTCTGTTGTTAAGTTAACTATAATTATATCACCCACTCTTAAAGAACCAAATGTCTTACCCGCACAGGTTAAAACACTAGATCCATTTATATTCACCTCATCTCCAGGCCCTAATTCCTTAATTGGTGATGGTTTTAGAACTATGTCTGCACTAAAGTCAGTCTGTAAACCTAATGCTGATGCATCTTGATATACAGATTTTACATCTCTCAGTGATTTTTCACTAACGGATGCTATGGTTCTTGTAGCACCACCAATATTATCATTAATCCTTATTTCTTCACCAGCGATAAATGTTCCTGATGTATCTCTCAATTCAACAGTCGTACTATTACCACCGGAGGATATAGAAAATCCTGTTGCACCACTTGATAAACCCTCCACAAATGATGAATCAGGTAATTCAGGGTTTGATAATGCTTTATTAACAGTTAAAACTGTAAATGTTTGTATGTCAAATAAGTATAAATCAAATTTTGTCGCAGCAGAACCACCAGTAGCATCATGATTTTCAAATGCATATACTCTTGCACTTCCTATCTGAACACCTGATCCACTAGTTGCATTATTTGTAGATCCTTTTCTTTCATCAAATAATCCAATAGTTCCAGTTCCATCTAAACCAATCTTTGGTGTACCAGCAGCACGATTAACTTGAAATAGATTACCATTCCTAAAAGGAACTGAACTATTTTCAATTGTTTTTTTATCTCTTGGTTTGTCTAAATCTAATATTGTTGTGGCTGGTCTTTCAATATCATATCCTCTTACATATGCCTTTCCGGGTGATACTTTAAGTGCTAATAAGTCATCAGAAGGAGTTTGTCCCTGATCAGTTGTTTCATTTGATGTAAATATACCTTCATTTGATAACCCATCATTAAGAGATTCAAATGCATTTAATTGGAAATTTTTAAGTGAATAGTTACCAGACTCTTCAAAAGTTCTTTTTGCAAAGTAGTCTCTTATCAATGAATATTGTGTTTCATTTTGTAATTTTTTAAGTTCACCATCATCAAGACGAATTAATTCAATAAAATTCTTATCATTAAAATCAGTTAGTGCCTTTTTAGTTAATGTTGTTGATATTTTTAATCTGTCAGCACCGGGAGCTGCAAAGTTTGAAAAACCTCTTGCATTATCATTTAAAGAAGAATCTTCATCTGCGTTTATTAACTCTTCTTGTATGAATAAACCAACTCTGTATGATGGATTATTTGTATAGGGATCAAGAACTAATTTACTAGCAGATACGTTAACAAAATGTCCTCGAACAAAAAATACACCATCCCCTATGGCAGCTTTACAACCAATACTTGATGCATCTGCCTCTATAAGGGTAGCCACTGAGTCTCCAGCATTGACTGGAGTATTTCCATATACAAATCCTTCATCAATTAGTAAATCCTCACCATCATCTAGGAAAGCAACATTATTATTATTACCAGAATCTAAATATTTTACAAAAAATGTTAAATCAGTTATATCAGTTGCATCATTTGGAAGTGCGTAATCATCAACAAGAATTTTAATGCCACTACTTTTTCCTGTTAAGATTTTACCTTTTAAATTATCAACGTATACTGAAACTGCAACACCTAAATGTATAGAATCTAGTTTAATCGAAAAATACTCAGCATCATATGATATGTTTCCGGGAATCACCATTGATCCCTCTTTGAACATATGACTACCAAAAGATTCAATCTGATCTTGTAAGATAGACTGAAGTGTAGTTAATTCTCTTGCCTGTACGGGTTTTCCCGGATTGAACAAGACCCTATAAAAATTATTATCCTTTTTGAAATCATCGAAATAAGGACTTATATTTAAATTCGTTTTTTGTGGCATTTTTTAGAATTCCAGAATGATTTTAACGTCTTCTTTTTGTCTAGAGTTTCTTGTGATAGTCGCCCTATTGTCAATGTAGATTATATCACCTGACCCTTTATTTATTTCAGGTTCAGCGAGTCCATTTGTGAAAGTCACTCCTAGACCCACGTTTTTAGTACCAACTGTAGTAATACCTGAACTAAATGTGGTCTCAACAGATCCTGAGAAACCACTTGGTGCAGTTATTGGGTTTGAAGATGATTGAAAAGCAAATACCTGCCCTAAAGTAGATATACCAACATAATCTGTTTGATCTTCACCATTTCCAAAATAAAGTGATCTATCTTGGAAATATTTTAAAACTTTTGTTTCTTTATCAAACGAAGCTACATAACCAACTGCTGTTCCACCCGATACTTGTTGACTTATTTTTTCACCAATAACTGGGATAGCAGTTGTAGTTGATGGAAATTTAATAGAACTTAATGATGAATATGAATCACTGAAGTAAATTGATGTTGTTCCAACAGACGTTGGATTCTTCACCAATTCTACTTGTGCAAATTTAGTATCAAAAGGAAAATCTTTATTATCACCACCAAATCTTGCATAACATAGTACTCTGTCTGTGCCTAATTCCTCATACACATTGAATCCATGACCTTTTGATGGTGGAATGATTGGTATTAACTTAGCCTTAACAGAGGTATTAGCATTTATTGTTCCTAAATCAACAATTCCATATGTGTATCCCTTTCCACCAGATGATACAACAGCATTTGTTATTTTTCCACCAACAACGTCAATTACAACTTTTCCTCCTGTACCATCTCCCAAAATATTAAATTCTTGTCCCACTCCCCCAGAATATCCATTACCTTGATTATCAATATAAACTTTTTTAATTTGGTTATTATTTAAATCAGAATCACCATTTTCCCTTACAGATTGAATTGTAGCATCATTTGTAGTTGTCCAATCATTTGGAACTGCAATAAACTCTGTTGAATCAAACTTTATTATATCACTAGGAGATACTGTGTAAAGATATTTCCATACATATCCATCACCACTTTCACCAGCTCTTGATGGTTCTAAATCTGTAAATGTTGGTTGATCCTGTGATGCATTACCAGTTGTGTTTATACCAGACGAACCATTATCAATACAAACATAGACATTAAAATTTTCATTTATAACATAATATCTTGAATCATATAGTCTTGCTGATTGTGTAACTGGTGAAGGTGAGTTAATACTGTAATCATGACGATACATTTCATATCTAGTCCCTTGAGTCCAATCAACCTTTCTAATTAAACGTCTTACGTTCTTTCCTGTGACTCTTTTACCAAATAATGAAGTATCACCAATATGATTGTTTCTATTAATATTATCTACTGGATTTGGAGTAGATGTATTCCAAGTCGATGTTCTACCAAATCCTACAATGGTTGGATTGGGTAAACCAAGTGTAATATAAAATGAATTTGATGGATCAGCTCCTCCTATCCCTGTAACAGTGTCTACAAAGTTACTTGCGTTTAAAATTCTAAACTGATCGGTTACTACTGCTGGCATTTTATTGCTTTTTTTCTATATTTATACGTGAAATCATCATGATAATGTTTTGCGGACTGCACCTGTATCACGTAGACCAAATACTCTCCTTTGAATAGTTGGGAAAGTTGATATTCCAGCACCAGTTGAAAGTCCAACAGTATGACCCGTAACACCTATTGAAATTGGATCTGGTCTACTTAATGTTCCAGTGTTAGTAAATAATCTACCCCATGAGAATCTACCATTATATCCACCATTTCCTGTATGTGAGCTTGTTAGTCCTGCATGAACAGTTCCAGAATGGATATTTGTAAGTATTTCAGCATTCAATCCACTCTTAGTTATAGATTGAATAATATAAATGTTGTCCGCGAATAAAGTTCCTATTCCAACTATATCATTATTATTGCCACTTGTGTTAAGAGAGGTAACACCACTTCCGACTGTTGTATCAAAGATATAAATTGGATATCCAGCAACTAAAGTATTGAAATTACCTGCAGTTCTTGCAAGACCAATTCTAAGACCAAGAGTTGAAACACCTATCACTGCTGTAGAGATACCCGTTACAATTCCACTAAATCCCTGAACATCTTTAATATTTGTAATATTTTCACTGATTAATTCAGGTGTAGGTGCAAGAACAACAGGAGGATTGCTTGTTGTATATCCAAGACCAATATTATTAACGGCCACCGATGCGATAGATCCATTAGTTATGGTTGCAGTTGCTGTTGCAAATGTTGCAATACCTGATGCGACTGCAGGAGAACTAGTGTTTCCTACGCCAAATGGAGCAGCAATTGCAATACTTGTGGTAGAACCTACGTAACCACTACCACCAGATACAACTGTGATAGCAGATATGGTTCCTGCAGCAGAAACAGTGGCTGTAAGTGCAGCTGCTACGGGGCTCACATTATCGATCACTAACCCACCGAAACTAGTAATATTAATACTTGAATGATCCTCTTCATATTCAAAGAACTGTGCTTCATCCACAAAGATGTCATCACTCTCACTTGTTGATAGATTGCCAATAATTCTAGCAGTTGGGAATATAAGTGGTTCAATTGAATCTCTTGCTTTAGATACAACATCACCTCTAATTATCTTATCAACTTTCTGTTTTCTCCAATTTACAATCGGTTTAAATGTATTTGGATTGATACCAGCACCTGTGTATATTTCAGTTTCAAATGTATCAGATGTAGTAATACCAATCACAGTTCTTTCAGATTGTCCAATATCACCTGCTATAGATCCAACTTCAATTATATCACCAGCTTTCAATGTTTCTTGAACTTCAACATCAACAGTATCTGGATTAGATCCTCCAGTTGTTCCTTTGTAGAAAAATACATCAATGTCATCGTTTACAGTTGGAGCAATAGAGAATGCAAATGTTGTACCACCATCAAATGAATATGCCACACCGGGTTCTTGTAAAACACCGTTAACGTAAATCATAAGTAGATTACGCATAATAATTAAAGAGGATTGTGCATTTGCACCATCAATCTCAAAACTTCTTAACTCACCATTTACTGTTATGGGAAATCTCTTTCTAACACCATTTTGTAAGTTTTTAATTGAATCAATCATATCAAATTCACCAAAGTCCCATGATGCAAAATTATCAGTAAAGATTTCTGTAACTGTCAATTCAAATTCACTTGCTCTATTGGTTAACTGTCTATCAGTAACTAATCCTACAGGTTTAAATACATCACCCTTTTTAAATCCAAATCCATTTCTAGTAATTTTAAATGATTTGACGGTATGAAGGGTAGATCCCACTCCAACTGTTGAAGCAGCACCAACATCCACAGATAATTTTAATCCCAATCCTGTATCTGTTGTTGCACCGATACCTAACCGTGATACCCCGACAACTTCTAAGTTTTCATATGTTGGTGCTGGTATATTAATTACAGGATTAATATATCCACTACCACCGTTTGCTACAGTAAATGCTAGTGTACCACCAGCACCTACAGTTGCATTAATTACTGCACCTGTTCCAGCACCACCACCGGGGCCAACATTTATTGTAATTGTATTAGTTGTTACTGCACTAATTGCTGTTTGAATACCTGCGAAAGGATCTTTTCTTGTTCCTTGAGAAGTGACTGATACTGAACGAGGATATGGATGTAATGTTTGGAAGTTATCTTTAGAACATCTGAATACTAAACCACCTGTATCAATACCAACCGTGTTACCTACAACTAAACCATGTGCTGGAATTGTAAGAACAAGGACACCTGTATGAGATGTATATTCAGCATTAGTTGCAGTAAATCCTTGACTACCTGCACCTGAGAATGCAGCTTTCTTAATTGAACCTATACCAGAACTAGCAAATCTATGATCATAAGCAATATCAGTCACACCTATTGATACTGTTCCACGATATCCAGATCCCAATTGATCAGTAGATCCTGCTCCCACAGATGTAATTGTACCAGTTGAGTTTTTAACTACTGTGACAGCAGCACCGACTAGAGGAGCAACACCAAGACCACCTGTTGATCCAAGTGATACAATCATTCCACCTCTTGGTAGTTGATTTAAATTAACATCAGACTCACTTGTAATTTTATCACCATTTGTAGATGTAATACCTGTAAATGTTATTGTTGTGATACCTGCAGTTGTATCATCAATAAAGTCATAGTTATTTCCTAAATTATTTTCTGTTGTTGGTGTTTGGAATATTCCATTTAACAAGACAATACTTCCACCAGTTTGTATTCCAGTGGTATTAACACCAGCGACTTTAATGATATGAGTTGCACCAACCCCAGTAAATCCATCAGATATATCATCAAAGATTCTATTGTTTGTATAATCATTTCTAAGATAGACTCTACCGTGAAAATCTGATCTTGGGAATGGCAAACTTGAAGGATTTTGTGCTGCAAAGTTTGTTCCTTTAGGAGCATCTGTAAAATGTATCTTACTGTCAACGATATTAAATGATCCTTTAAATTTACGCACTGCTGTAGAATCATTATGTGATGCTGCAGTGCTTCCTAATGCTCCTCTATCAACACCAACTAAATTTAAAGCACCATTACCAGATATTGGGCCAAGTGCAGTTGTACCAACACCAACTGAAGTAACCTTCATTAACTCAGTGCCCACCTCTAAGATATCACCTTCAACTATTGATGATATACCAGCAACACTAAAGATTGCATCAGTTGCAGAAATACTACCACCATTATTTGTCACCGTTGTATTTACAGGAGTAAACGCTATTGGTGATTGTATCAATCCATCAACATTGATAATACTTTTCTCAAGTTTTTTAGTCATTTCTAACTGATGAATATTTCCTGATCCTAAAGATAGGAATGTCACACCAGTTCCTGCATTAGCATTTGATTTTGTCAATGCTAATTTAAACGTATCCTGTGTTAAGTTGATTGCAAATACATCAGTAGGTAGATTAGTTCCTGTTGCATGTTGCATGGCTGTTGCAGCAACACCTATAAATGAACTCTTAGGAGTATATTTAAGTTTTTCACCAGTGCTAAAGAAGTGATTATTAATTGTAAATACACCTGTGGCAGGATTTAATTTAGTTGCATCAGATGGTGAGAATGTTTTTGCAAATATTGGTGTACCTTGGTGTTTTAAATCAAATTCAGTTTTATTTGATCTATTTCCATTTACCGCATTATATTGACGAACTGCGACTGATTCAGTAACACGACCATAAGTTAAATCTGGTGGTACATTGAATATATCAAGATCTGTGTAGAATAATTCACTATATGCAGACACTTCAGCGTCTGTGATACCACTATCAGGATTGAATCTGACATTAAATTTATTATTTGCAAAGTTAGCAATGAATGTTCCAATACCAGATGTGCTTCCAATAGAAATGAATGGATAATGAACTAAAGAGGTATCAGTTCCATTATGAGTTGCTAAAACTTGATGTATTGCAATTTTAGTTCCAACTGCAACTCTGACAATACTCTTTATTGTACTAAATTTACTAGAATCTACACCGACAATAGTTGATGTGCTATTTACTCTCTTAAACGAAGTTTGTAAGTTAACTGTTCTTTCTGATCCATCTAATTGTGCATTATCTTTAAATCTAAATGTTCCAATGCCAGCAGTAGTTGTTCCAAGACCAACTGTTTTTGATCTTAGAGTTGCAGTGTGTATGCCTGTGTTTTCAAAATCAATCGATAAAATACCTGAAGTTAAATTAGATGTAAATGTTCCAATGAAGTTTGATGAGAAGTTAGCTATATCTCCACTATCAACATAGTATTCACTGAAATAAGAATTAGTTCCATCATGAGTCGCATATAAGTCTACTAAGTTCTTTTCATTCGTTTCATTATCTGTAACTTCAACTGTAGCATAAAATGCTGATGTAAATCCAATTGGAGCACTCACTAAATTAATAGTTCCACTTGGATTTGCAGTTTTTGCAACACCAATCAAGTTTGCAAAACCAACACTTTGAGTGTTTATGCCAGCTAAAGTGCTATTGAATGAACTACGATAAACTTTGATATCTAAATCATCATCAAATGGGTCAGTTGGTGTAATTCTTAATGTTGTATCACTTGTTGCTGAATCTGTAAATCCTATAACATCAATAATTTTTTGTGTTCCTATACCTATATTATTTTTTTCAAAGGTAAATGTGTCGGTATTATCCTTAAATACGACTACTTCATCAATTTGAATTTCGTTTGTTGATGGATTTTTTGTTTGTAATAAGAAACTTTCATAATTTTCATTAATATCAATATCAATTCGATTATTTAAAGTGCTATTTGTATTTGAGAATAATGAACTTATATCATCAATATCAATGACACGGTTTGTTCTACACTCAATGTAACTTGCTAACTTTTGATTTTTTAATTTAAGGAACTTAGATTGTGATCCACCGAGAGTTGTATCTGTGTCAACTACAAGATCAAAGTTGTTAATTGTATCAACTCTTTCTTCACTAATTAAATCTCTTCCTATAACAAGATCAGATCTTGAAGAAATACCACTTTTTGCAGTTGATGTAATCCCTGTATCAGCAAAATTTTTCAATCCTGTTGTATGAACAAGTCGATTTACAGGATCAACTATTTCTTCAAAGGTTATGGGACTTTGTATTGTGTATGATAAATTTTGATAATAATCATTATCTGCGATAACCTGAAAATCTTCACTTAATTTACCTATTTCAGTATTCCATCCACGATCTTGTCTTAAAGCATAATCTACTTCAAATCTACCTTTATTTTCTGCTATTGAGTTAATTGTTGCTTGTGTACCTGTAATTTCACCTCTTATTTGATCTCCAATAACCAATTCTTTTTTTCCAAATATTTTTATAAATTCATCTGGATTATTTTCTAGAACTGTTAAATTAGATAATACAAAACTACTATTTTCCTTCACTGCTAATCTTTCACCAATTCTAAATTGAGCTGATTTCTGAACAGTTCTAAATTGAGGATAATTTTTAAAATTAGTTATAGTTGCATAATTTGTTTGAGATGTTTTTGCAATACCAACACTAACACCTATCCCTGTTAAATTAAACTCTAATTTTGCAGG